AAAGAAGCCACGAAGGGTGGTGGTTACTGGACGGGTACTAGCCCAGAACTCGTCCTTGATGTCAACCTTCTTAGCGAATCTTTCCGTCTTTCGCAGGTTGCGAAGGTGTTTGATGAACGCCGCCTCAAGCCGCGCAAAATCTATGAAGGGAACGAACTGAGGTTCGGTGGAACGAGAAGTCAGTCCGTCCTTTCTCATTCCAGGGGCTTTGATGTAATTTAAATTGCCGTCGGTGTCATCTATCCAGCCATTTCTTTTGACGAATTGCATGGCTGTTTCGCGCCGTTTTTTAAATTTAGTTTCATAATAGTCAATCAAGAAACTAACTTGTCTTTTCTTAGCCTTCCCCTGTAAGGTTGAAAGACCACCGATGTCATACTTCTCTGCGAACTTCAACAAGGCGTCACGTTCTATCTTGTAGATGGCTTGCGCTCTCTGCGTGTCATCTGCTGCCTCGTTAAAGAAACGAATTGCGTTCTGCTTAAACTCGACATCTTCACGCAGGAACCTTGCGTTGTTTAACTCAGAGATGAGTTGCTTGTTTGATTCGTCAACCCGAGAGCCTAGGTATATGTGACCTTTTGGTGATTCGTCGTTCCACCATTGAAAGAAACGTATGCCACGTTGATATCTAGTCGCTGGAAACTCGGTGACTTTCCAGTTATTGCCTAGACCAGAGAGAGTGCCATAGCGCACTCCCCACGCAAGTTTGTTCTTATACGCTGATAATCTCTCGTAGGCAAGCGAACGGCCTGGTATGTATCGAGTAGTGCCGCCACCATGCAAAGCATCTGTTCCGAACGAATCAAGCATTTTTGCCAAGGCAGCATCGGTTTTGGCAAGGTCGCTTACGACGGCGTTTAAGTGGGCCGCCCATGCCTGGCTTGGAACCTTGTTTATGTCTGCGAAGGACGAGATTGGTTTTGTGAGAGTCACTCCAAAATCTATGAGTGGGTCTGCAACCGCAGGCCTTCTTGCTAGTAACGCTTCTATTGCGCCAGGGACACCTCGGTCTGCCTTGATTAAATCAACCACATCTTCGATGTTGTTGGTCTTGGCAGCAAGGGTTGCGAATCTGTCTGGGTTCGGGCTGTTAATCGAGAATGGGTTGTTTCGCGCCTGAGCGTATGTTTTTGTCTCGACCAACTCATCTGCAAGTTGGGCAAAGACGGTTGGTGCTGGGGTGGCCTTACCAGAGTTGACCCACTCCACCGTTTGATTACCAAGTTCGGTTACTTGTTGTGGGTTCTTTGCCACCCGACTACCGAATGCAAGGGTCTTGGCTCCCCTGATTCCTGCACCCACACCTACACCAAGAATGCTTGCAGTAAGAAAGTCCAAACCAGCAGATGTGACGATTCCTAACGTGTCATTTTCAAAGGCTTCTTCACGTTGTTTCGCATCTGTGATGTCGAATGTTGGTTGAGCAAACTTCGGCAGACTACTCGGACTGAATACTTTTTGACTTGCATTCTGAATGGCTGCCTGGTTTACCCTCATGCCAAGGTCTTGGGCAAAACCTTGTAAAGTCCCAGCCAAGCCAAGTGTCGCTAAGTCACCTGGGTTTTGAGCGAATTTAGTGGCAAGAACCTGACCAGCAGTAACGCGAGTTCCGTACTCGGCGTCCCACGCTAGTTCCTTTGCAAGTCTAAAGTTACCAGGTAGTTTGGAAACACCTCGTTGAGAATTAAGGTAATCCGTCAAGATGATGGTTGCAGTACCTTTAAGGATTGGCTGGACAAAGGCTTCGTCAAGTGCGGATACAAAATTAAGTATGGGGTTTGCAACAAAACGCAAGGCTGGATTTGCCGTCTCACCCGTAACGTTTCTATTGAAGAACCCACCGACATCGGCTTCGGTCTTTTCTACGCGACTTAACGGAACGCTTGGATTGGGCGTGGTCATATCCCTGTACGAACCAGATTGAGTGTCAATGAACCCACTCATGGCCCCACCCCTGGTCTTAGAAGTGTTATTGCTTTTAGTGCTGCCTAGGGGAAAGACAGGAACTACGCCCTTTGGTAAACCAGTTTCTTCGTCCCATTCGATAGCCAATTAAAGTCCAGGTTCGCCATAAACATCAGTTTCATTCTGGGTTATCTGGTCGAGGAACGCGATTCTCTCAATGTCACTACGCCAGGGAATGTTTGCCAAATCCCAAGCAAGGGGAGCCATGTTAAATCCAAGGTATTGAAGGTGTTGGTCGAATTTTTCAAGAACTGTCAAGTTGGCTCCTTAAGTAACCCATGAACGCTCTGAATTGATTTGAAGCATCTGGTGTTGCGGCATAACGATTAAATACAGGCATGTATTCGGCAAGTATCTGCATGTCCTCTAACATTTTGTCTGCTTGAGTTGGCATACCCAACGCTGCAGACCCAGGGCCAGGGCCGCTATCAATCCCTGCCGTTACTGGTTCGTCTGGAAACCTCGTCGGGGCAGACAAGGGAATGACATTTGACATGTCAATAGGTGGGCGTGGTGGCATGTTTGATTTGCTCATGGGCGCACTTGATTGAAGTCCTGTAAACTCTGACTGCTCCCCGTATTCGGGGTTGGGCAGTTTCATCACACGTTGTCTATTCATTGCACCATCAGTTCTCTGAGAGAGCGCACCAGGGCCAGACACAATCGCTGGCCTTCTTGGGGCTCGGTAGCCACCACGTCCACGCGCCATCGCTAATTACCTTTTAGTTTGCCTCGACCACGCGGCTTGCCGCTACCAACGGATATCGCGCCAGTCTTTCTAAACCGAATCACGCGACCTCTTGCCTTACGGCCTTCGCTGCGCTTCTTGCCAGCAACACCGATGTTCTTAGGGTCGCTTGCCTTCTTAGGTAGTCGCACCAATGAACCCCTAAATAGCGGAGTGTTCTTGGTCAGACGACCCTTGTTGGCAGCAAGTAATTCTTCAAGGCTGACGTTATGCTTTTTGGCAATCGAAGATAGCGAATCACCAGCCTGGACGGTGTAACCACGACGACCACCCAGTTTTGCCTTGGGTATCGGTGGAAGTTTGGGTCGAGAGCCACCGTCCCTAGTTGCGGTTGGTTTTGCGGATTTGTCGGTTACGGCGTTTTTCTTGTTGATTTGCTTTTGAGCAATACCAGCAAGGGCTGCGCCTGTAACACCTGTGGCTAAGACCTTACGAAGTTGTCTTTTTTGGTAGGCGTTCATGAACTTACCAGCCATTTTTGCTCGTTGGCTGGGTTCAGTAACACTTCCCTTGGGGACGTAACCTACACCACGACGAGTTTTGACTAATTCTTTGCCAGTACTTTCGGTTTTAGTACCCCTAGTAACTGGCACAAGTTCTTTACCCGTACTTGGTTTGGCACGACGACCAACGGTTTCGCGTAGTACGCGACCCTTGCCAGGCACTAGGACGAGGCTTTGACCAGGCTTGCCCTTATTGGCGCGTTTTTTTAGAGAAGTTTTTGCCCTAGCAGAATCTTGTTTGACAGCAGCCTTGGCTTTGGTTGCAACCGACTTCTTCCTAAACTTAACTTTGCTTTTTCTTACAACCGTCTTGGCTTTGGTTGCATTACGCTTTACCTCGCGTTGAACCTCTTTAGCCACCTGCTCGGGTGTCATTAAGGTCTTACGTGATTTGCCAACCGCCCTACTTGCTTCTGCTGCTGCCACACGGCGACGAGCAATATCACCAGGAATGTCCATATCTTTACTGGTGCGGTCAGCCTTACCCGTATATCTTCTTGCTCGCTCTTCGTCGCCAATCTTTAGTTTGCCTTCGCGCAAACGCTTGCGAAACTCAACCACTCCTCGCTTGGCCCTATACTCGGGTGTTTCTTTAATGACTTTAGCGCGAGCCTTTTTTACAACCTTGGAATCTCTGGCTGTAGCCCTTTTGACGAGTTCTGTAACGGTTCCAACACTTCTGCGCTTGGGGTCTAAGAAATCGCCAAACATATCTCTGCTGTATTGCCGTTGTGCGGCCTTAGTCTCTGGGTCAGCACCTCGACCCGTTGCGCGTAAAAACCTATCTATCTCGTCATCGGCGGCTGCACGTGCGCGTGCCTGAGGGTTTGCGTCCATGCGAGTACCTCTAATGCCACGTTTGCCTACTGGGCCATAAACCTTGTCTAACTCGTCGCCTACGTATGGGCGAACCACACCCTTGTTGTCTTTGCCAGACCGAGCCCGACGAGTGCCCTGTGCAATAGTTCCGCGTTGGGTCTTTGGCTTAATGTCAACAATGCGACCTTCTTCAATTGCCCTGTTTCGTTTGGCTGCTCTGTCTGCAGACGTAGCCTCTTGAACGGCGGTTCTTTGCCTTTTTGGCTTAAGTTCTGGGCCACTCTTCCTGGCTCGACCTGGATTCATACCTGCGGATTTGGTCGGATAACCCTGCGGTGGGGTGGGTCGGCCCTTTGGTTTCTTACCAGCCTTACGTCCGACCTTCGAACCCTTGGCAACGGTCTTGGCGATTTTTGCGCCCTTGGCGGCGACACCGATACCCTTGCCAGCACCAGGCGTGACCGCAAGTGCAGCCATGCCTAGGTTACCTAGACCACGTTTGTAATCACCGCGTGCAAGTTGCTTGCCAGCACGGCCTGCATCTTTTGATGCGCCGAATGCCAGTGGGGCAACAACACCCATAGAGGCGTAATTGGCGAGTGTCTTTAGTTCTGCCTTGCCGCCACGACCTTGGATAAGTCGCTTTACTGCGGTAGCAGGCATGAACTGGTCTGCGATTGCAAAAGCAGTACGCCTAGCCGTGTTTGATTTGGGGCGAGCCATGAAATCCCTGGCTCTTGCTTTTCTTTCTTCTGCCATTAACTAACCCCTATCGAGGCTTTTTGCCACCAGCAGAAATACCCTTTGGGCGTGCGCCAGTCTTAGCAACCATGCCATGACCAACGACCTTTCCACCTGGCTTTTTGCCGATGCGTGCCTTGCTCGTTGGGGCTGCTGCATAACGACCCTGTTTTCCGAACGGCATTTATTTACTCCTTTAGGCTGGGACTTGCCGAACAAGTCGTCCAGCAAGTACGGGATTACCTGACCCTGTTAGGCCAGCAAGTAACTGCTGCATAGGTGGTGGGCCTTGGTTTGGTAACTCGGGCGCACCCTGTGGTGCTTGACCACCCATCAATGCAGCAAGGTCTGGGGCCTCACCTGGTTCTTGTCCAGGCTCGGGCTCTTCCTTCTTGAATGCTTCGGCAACGGCCTCTTCCAAAGGCGTGCCTTTCTTTCTTTCATTTATAACTATCGCAAGTTTCTCTACGACTTCCAGTGGGTCTTGCCCTTGGCTAACCATCTGAGGGATAGCGGCTGAGATTGCCGACACACTTGCCTTCAAGGAATCGCGCATTTCTTCGATGTCAATGGCGCGTTCCTCTTCACTTGCGTTAAGTGAGACTGGCAAGTTGCGACGGACGAATCCACGTGACAACAGTTTGTCACCGCGTGCTTGTAATGCGAAAACCAATGCCCTGTTCGGGTCAAGCCCTGCCATCAATCCGTACTCGACGTTCACGCCGTAGTTGCCGTTGATGTCGGTCTCGGGCTTATATTTCAAACGGTAGGGCACACCGTTGGCTTGGGCCGATACCTCGCGTGAGACCGACGGGAACATCGCCTCGTCCATCTCAAGGGCGATGCTTAGTGCTTGACCAACGGCCTCACCTAGAACCGATTGTGCGGTCTTGACCTGCGAATCGAAACCAGCCATGAGTGCCTTGACACCTTGACCCGTAACAATCGAAGAATCAATGTTGCCGCTTCGTGCCTCGGGGAATCGGCTGGCAAGTTTCATCTCGTCAGAAAGTTTCGCGTTCTCGGTGAATGCGAACCCAGGTATGTCTAGCGGTACGCGACGAATCTTCTCTGGGCTGTTTGAGCGAATGATTGCATCTGGCCCGACTGAGAGTTGGGTTACGTCTTGAGGTAGTGCTAGTGGGGCTTCCACCGACTTCTGCACACCCTCTAGGGTGAGAAGTGCCAATCTCGCCTTGGCTGCATACACAGGTAGAACGTCGTCGAACTGACCACGCTGCTCACCGTCGAGTGACGGTCTTACCGCTATGGCTACGGGCACTCGACCAATCGGGTTGGACTGGGTGACTAGCGGTAATCCAGCACGCTCAGGCAAGAACATGACCGTCTGGTTCTTGTCATACCAGCGAACAACTTCAAGTAACGAGTTCTCGTCACCACTCCCGTAGGTGGTTCGTCGTAGAATCTTGTCTGCGTACTCTGGAAATAGTGCAGCGAGGTCACCAGCCTTGCGGCGGTAGAGGTGGCAATAGGCGATGACCTCGCCGAATCTGTCCATGTCGTAATAGGCCCCGACTGAGTTCTCTACGTGAATGTGGGGGCGTTGTTCCTTGAAGTTGGTCTCTACACGTAAGGGGACGAATCCGTAGGTTATAAACTGGTCAGCACCGCGAATCAACTCAGTACCAAGGCGCGAAGAGGCCACGTAGTAGTTGGCAATCTTGGTTCGCTTGTCGGCCCTGGTGCGTTGGGTCTCATCAAGCGTGGAATCCCCAGCCGCAGATATAGTGGGTAGCACGCCGATTTGCTCGGACAAGTCACGTGCGGCAACGTCAATCAAGTTGGCGATAATCGGCTTAGACCAAGGGCCCTCTGGAAACAGACCAGGGAACACCTGCTCGGCGTGACCACCGCGTACTAGTGACACTTCACGCATACGCTTGTCACGTTCGCTAAAACGCTTTCTCATGGCGTCAAAGCGAGCGACGTAATCAGTCAAAAAAACTCCTAAACTCTCATTGGTGCTGAGGCAGCCGCAAGGTCGTCAAGGTTTATGACGTATCTGCTTTGTGCGCTGCCTATTGGTAGAAACTCGTTCTTGACGAAATTGGTAGTCCTAGTGCCTTGGGTCAAAACCTCGCGCCCGACAATCTCACAGAACCACAAAGCCATAACCGCGTCCATCTTCAATTGCTTGCCACGCTTGCCTGGAATCCAGGTAATTAATTGCTCTATGAGTTTGCGTATATGTTCGGAGTGGCGTACGTCTGGCAACTCAATCAAGTTGTCGCCAGCGTGCTTGGTCGTGACCTGACCCTCACGAAACGTCTTGGTTCCGAACAACGGGGCGAGTGAGGCCACACCGAACTCGGGGTCTGTCTTGTTGTTGCCCGTGAAGTGCGGCCTGTAGGCGATGCCCTTGGTTGACAGAAAGTTCCTGATTTCCTCGTCTTGGGTCAAGAACAACTGGAAGGCGTTGGATTCAACTATGACCGTATGGGGCATATATGCCCCAACCCATTCCTTGATGAGTGAGCGAATAGCCGCAGGCGTGGGTGAGGTCATAATGTTTACGTCCATGACGTAGCGGCGTTGGGTGCGCCTGTCTACCGCATAGGCAATGGCTGCGGTATCCCCGCTCATGGCGGGGTCTATGCCGATTACCCGAAAGAAGTTCGTGCAGTTGGCGGGGTGACCGGCAGCCCCTTCGACCAACATGCCTGGTTTACGCAAACCGTTGACCGAACCACGCACACACACAGGGTCAAAGACCGCGTTCTCTGCGACATCATAGTTCTGATATACCAAAGACCACTTCGATGGCCCGACTTCGTTTCGTACTACGTTAAGTCGCGGCCCATTCCAGCGTTCATACAAACCATCTTCGTTGGGTTGGTCGTCCTCACCAAGGGGCTGCTCGGACTTGGGCCACAGCGTGTTCCAGTTCTCGGGTTTGTCCTGGTAGTCCAGCACGGCTGGCATCGCCAGGTATGACCAAGGTATGACCCCGTTGGTGTAATGCTCGGGGTTCCTTAGTTCCTTATACAAATCAACAGGGCTTACGCGCGTGCCCACCACCAATAACTGCCCACCGTCTGGAGGCAGGCGAGAAGCGACTTCCTGGCGAATCCAGTCCATTTGTTTTTCCCACTCGCCAGAGTTGGCAAGGGTCACAACGTCATCAAGGACTATGAGGCTTGCACGCGACCCGTATATCTGCCCACCCATACCAATCGCCTCTATGGTCGGGTCTTTCTCGCCAGAATCACGGGCTTCCGAACCAAGATAAATCTTGTTGGCTGCCCATTGGTCTGCGGTGGCCTTGAACCCGTCGGCAGGCCCAAAGGCCAACTGCAAGTCTGCATATCGAGGGTGGGTCAAGCGTTGCTTGATTGCGTAAAGGAACTTTTTGGTTTGTTCCTGGGTCTTGCTCACCAGAATCACGTTGATATTCGGGTCTTTGCAGACGCGGTAAGTGACGTAGTTAATCGTCACGGTCATTGATTTCGCGTGATTAGGTGGGACGTTGACTAAAAGACGGGAGAGACCCCCAGAGCCTTTTTCAAATGTCATAGAGTTATGAAGCCAGGTCGGGTCTCTACCCTCTAACAAATCAACGACGTTGCCCATGTGAGGCCAGACCCGTGTATCTAAGTAACGGGCTGAGAAGTCAGAGAAGTTCGGAATCTTTTTGCGTGCCTCTTCAACCACCTGTGGTCGGCGGTAACGTAGGTTATCTATTTGTTCAGAGAATCCTTTTATATCCCTACGTTGTTGGTCATACCAACTTCTCGACCTGCCGATTACCACCAGCGCATCAGCGATGGTGCGGCCTTGAGACACCAGGTCAAGTAGTTCCTTGCGAGCCTGGTCAGGCGAGACGTTACGGCGAGCAGCGATAGAGGTTGCCAAGAGTTTCAGCGTCCTTAGGTAGCGGCAGCGAATACAGGGGTGCTGCAGGGTCATAGGAAAAATCAGATAAAACTTCGTTATCGGAATAAGCCGCTAAGAATTAGCGGCGATAGACAGAGTTATCCCTACTAAAACCTTGTGTTACCTATAGGAACCAGGCAAAGCCTGGTTCCTTTTAAGGTTTTTAGAGTAAAAATTGCCTTAGAAATTTTTACCTAAAAACGGCATTTACCCCCTGAAGGGGTAAATGCCCTTCTACTTATATATGTGGGCTTGAAAGTGGGCGTGTTTCAAGACCCTACATGCAACTTTTTTTTCGTGTTGTAAAAAGTCCTTTATCCAATGGGTTGAGGTTGGCAGAAATTTTTGAGTGGACTGTATATACCCCCCGCGTGGACTTTTAATAACGTGGGGGTCATACAAAAAGTCCTTTATTTGCAAGGCTCGTATTTGTATGCAAGTAAAAAAAGGCTTATTTCATGGGCTTATCCATGCGTGCATGGTGTCTGTAATTGTG